GTGTATGGCATGAAAGAGAAATGGCACAAGCAAAAGCGTATATTAGTAAAGCCAGCACTGGTGAACTGGAGGAAGCGAAGATGCAAGTCTTCAGTTCTTTCATGAATAAACTGTCAAAAATCTAATTTTGTATAAATAATTATCAGCAAACGAAATCTCAAGGAGACTAAAGATGGCAATCGAAAGCAAAATCAGAGAACTTCTCTCGAAGAGCCGCGAAGTAGAAGCGGAACTTAATGAAGAAGTTACCGAACTGGACGAGAAGACTGCGGCTGCACGACCACTTGATAAAGATCAAGGCGATGCAACCAATCCTACTCAAGGTTCATCAAATCCTAATCCAGAACAACAAGACTTATCTGGAACTGGAGACGCTAAGGGCGGATTAACTGCTCCTGTTGGCAAGGCTGCAGCCGCTAAGGCAGGCAGTGCAACTGCACCCCAAACTACTGGTGCTGGACAGGCTCCCAATTTTACAGATCAAACAGGTAGCGAAACTGTCGTAGCACAATCTTCTTCTAAGGGCAATGTTGCTCAAGAAGAGACAGAAGAAGATGAAGATCAAGAAGTAGTTGCAGAAGACGAAACTTCAGAAGAAGAAGTGGAAGTAGTTGCAGAAGACGAAACTTCAGAAGAAGAAACAGTTGAAGCAGAAGTCGAGACAGAAACAGAAACAGAGGAAGAAACTCTGTTTGAAAATGACATTCAAAATCTTTTCGCTGATGAGGAACATCTCTCAGAAGACTTTAAAGTTAAGGCAGCACAATTATTTGAGGCAGTTGTTACAGCCCGTGTAGCCAACGAGATGGAGAAAATAGAAAAAGAATTGGCTGAAGAAGCCGACATTCAGAAAGAAACATTTAAAGAGGAAATGGTACAAAAGATCGACCAATACCTTAACTATGTTGCAGAAAACTGGATGAAAGAAAATGAACTTGCTATTGAGCGTGGTTTAAGAACTGAAATCACAGAAGATTTTATCAAGGGCATGAAGACTCTTTTCGCAGAGCATTACATTGATGTACCACAGGACAAATATGATGTGCTTGGCGAAATGCAGGACGAAATTGAGGATCTGAAGAAGAAACTTAATGAGTCTGTTGAAGAGAAGATTTCTATCACTAATGACAAGATTAATCTTCAAAGAGCAAAAGTTGTTGCAGAGCAGACAGATGATCTCACTGTAACTGAGAAAGAAAAACTTGAATCTTTGATTGAAGACATCGAATTCGGAAGTGAAGAAATTTTCGCTGAGAAGGTTGCAGTAATTAAGGAAAATTATTTCCCCAAACAACAGACTGCATCATCTTCGGACGATAAACTTGAAGACACTGTAGCACCAGAATTTATTGAAGAATCTGGTACGATCAGTCGTTACGCTCAAGCGATTACGAAATCCGTTAGAAAATAATTGTATTATAAATAATTGTTAATAAACAAAAGACCTTAATAAGGAGAAAACAAAAATGTATCTTTCTGAACAAATCCAAGAGAAATGGGCACCTGTTCTCGACCATAGTGATTTGGGTGAAATCAAGGATCCCTATCGCAAGGCCGTAACAGCCGTCGTTCTTGAAAACCAAGAGAAAGCACTCCGAGAGGAGAAGGCTGCTCTATTCGAGGCAACTCACGCTAACCAAACAGGAGCATCTGTTGATAACTATGATCCTATTCTGATTAGCCTAGTTCGCCGAGCATTACCTAACCTCATGGCATATGATGTATGTGGTGTTCAGCCAATGACTGGACCTACTGGACTCATCTTTGCGATGAAATCACACTACACTTCACAGACAGGAACAGAAGCACTGTTTAATGAAGCAGACACAGACTTTGCTGGTACTGGTACTCACGCTGGATCAAACCCAGTTGACGGTACTTTCACAACTGGTACTGGTGTATCTACTTCAACTGCTGAAGGTTTCGGTGATTCAACTACCCTTAATCAGATGGCTTTCTCAATCGAGAAGACAACTGTTACTGCTAAGTCAAGGGCGTTGAAAGCAGAATACACTGTAGAACTTGCACAAGACTTGAAAGCAGTTCACGGTCTTGACGCAGAATCAGAATTGTCAAACATTCTGTCTCAAGAAATTCTTGCTGAGATCAACCGAGAAGTTATTAGAACTATCTACAAAGTTGCTAAGACTGGCGCGGCATCAACTGCTACTGCCGGTACTTTTGATCTTGATGTCGATTCAAACGGCAGATGGTCAGTTGAGCGATTCAAAGGCTTACTCTTCAACATTGAAAGAGATGCTAATGTCATTGCTCAAGATACTCGTAGAGGAAAAGGTAACTTCATCATCTGTTCTTCAGATGTAGCCTCTGCACTTTCAATGGCTGGTGTTCTTGACTATGCACCTGCACTCAGCACTAATCTGGATGTAGATGACACAGGAAACACTTTCGCAGGAACTCTTAACGGTCGTTATAAAGTATTTGTTGATCCATATTCAGCAAACACTGGCGCCGCTTCACAGTTCTATGTATGTGGCTATAAAGGAACTTCTGCCTATGACGCAGGCCTTTTCTACTGCCCATATGTACCTCTGCAAATGGTAAGAGCAATCGATCCTTCTACTTTCCAACCTAAGATTGGATTCAAGACTCGATACGGCATGATTGCTAACCCATATGTTACACAATCTGACGGTACTACTGACGCCAGCACATTTACTGCTGATCGTAACCAGTACTACAGATCAGTTAAAGTAACGAATCTTATGTAATAATAAGAAGAGTTCTTTTAAGAACCTTGAGGGGAGATCATCGATCTCCCCTTTTTTTTGTCGTATAAATAGTAGCATGAAAGGAGAAATAAATGGCTTATGATCCAATAGTAGATGTTACTGAGGGAACTTATGCGGCTCAAAATCCGTCTGAGTTAGACTATCTTAGGCCCAACGGTTTTAGATTTCAAATACACAATATACCCAATGTTTCTTTTTTCTGTCAGGCTGCCAATTTGCCTGAAATTTCAATGGGATTTCCCGAAGTACAAACACCACTTTCAAACATTCCCTTTCCAGGAGATAAAATACAATTTGGTGAATTGATGATTCGTTTTCTTGTTCAAGAAGATATGTCTAACTACAAAGAGTTATACAATTGGATAAGAGCGTTAGGATTTCCAGAGAAACATTCCGAGTTCAAAGACTATATCAGTAGTCAAAAATATAGAACTGCATTTTCTACTGACTCAAAAGCAGAGGGTATTGCTCAAGTTAGTGATGCAACACTATTCGTTCTAGATTCAAATAATAACCCAACTCAGGCAATTAAATTCTTAGATGCCTTTCCTATTTCATTATCTGGTCTAGACTTTGATATCACTAATGGTGCTGGTAATTATTTTATTGGACTTGCGTCATTTCGCTACAGGATATATGATATCGAGAATGTATAAATAGAAACATATATTATGAGAGGTTTGTGATGATATCTTTAAATGATTTACAAGAAATGTGGAGCATCGATTGTAAGATAGATGATCTTCAACTTGGAAAAGAAAGTACCAAAACACCAGAGTTACACGCAAAATATTTAGCACACTTATCAACTGCAAAATTACAATTACGAAAGGCTGAAGCCGATCTCTATAAACTGAAGGCAGTAAAAGCGAAATACTTCAGAGGAGAATTGAGTAGAGAAGAACTTTCTAACTTAGGTTGGGAACAATATCTCGGCATAAAGCCACTAAAGAATGACCTGCAAGATATATTAAATGCTGATAATGATGTAAGTAAACAAGAAGACAAGGCAGAATACATCAGAACGATAGTAGACTTCCTTGAGCGAGTGTTACGATCACTCAATAGTAGATCGTTTGATATAAAGAATTCTATTGAGTGGGAGAAGTTTACTAATGGATTACTGTAGTTTTGATTACTGTTACTAAGAAAGACGAAGTTCATCTTCTTATTGATACCGACCCTTCTACGGCAAAAGAAATTGTTGATTTCTTTACATTTGAAGTACCGGGCGCAAAATTTATGCCTGCGTATAGAAATCGAATGTGGGACGGTAAAGTGCGTCTGTTCAATATGTACACAAGAGAACTCTATCTTGGCTTGTTAGACTATCTTAAAGAATTCGCAGACCAATTAGAATATAAAATAAAAATCGATTTAGAAGATGTTGGTGAACCAATTTCACCAACTTACATCAACAATTTAGTACAGGAGTTAAATTTACAAAGCAATGGTAGAAAAATTGAAATACGAGATTACCAACTGGAAGCAGTCACACAAGCCATCAATCGAGGTCGGACTCTCCTTCTTAGTCCCACTGGCAGTGGTAAGTCTCTCATTATCTTTACCCTTGTTCATTATCATAGTAAGTTAGGTAGAAAGCAGTTAATAGTCGTACCCACGACTAGCCTAGTTGAACAGATGTATGGAGATTTTGCGGATTACGCATCTGCCACAGACTGGGACGCCTCTGTAAATTGTCACAGAATTTACAGCGGTAAAGAAAAGACAAATGATGCTCCAATAGTTATCAGTACTTGGCAGTCCATATACAAATTTCCCAAATCTTGGTTTGATTCTTTCGATGTCATATATGGTGACGAAGCACATCTATTTAAAGCAAAGTCTTTAACTACATTAATGGACAAACTAACACATACTCCTTATAGAATAGGAACTACTGGTACGCTAGACGGTGCAAAAACAAATAAGTTAGTACTAGAAGGAGTATTTGGTCCAGTTCACAAAGTTACCACTACAAAGAAACTGATGGACGATAAACAATTAGCCGATTTAAAGATTGTTTGTTTATTGATCGAATATCCAGAAGATCAAAGAAAAGTTGTTTCTAAAATGACTTATCAAGAAGAGATAGATTGGATAATAAGTAACCCAAAAAGAAATAATCTCCTATCTAATTTAGCATTATCACAAACAGGTAATACATTATTGTTATATCAATTTGTTGAGAAGCACGGCAAAATTCTATACAATTTAATTAGAGACAAAGCGAAAAAAGATAGGAAAGTATTTTTTGTTTATGGCGGAACAGATGCAGAACAAAGAAATCAAATTAGAGGGTTGACAGAGAAAGAAAAAGATGCTATTATTATTGCTAGTTATGGAACATTTTCAACGGGTATAAATATAAGAAACTTACACAATGTTATATTTGCTTCTCCTAGCAAAAGTAGAATTAGAAATTTACAATCGATTGGTAGGGGATTAAGACAAGGTGATCAAAAAGAAACCTGTAATCTATTCGATGTTGGCGATGATCTATCTTGGAAGTCTAAAAGAAACTTTACTTTAGATCATATGTTAGAAAGAATAAAATTGTATAACGAAGAAAGTTTTAAATATAAAGTAGCAAAGGTACAAATTAATGAATGATTTAAAAATAGTAACATTCCTAGACGATTTTCAACTTGTGTGTGGAATTGAGGAGTCGGCAGAAGGTTATAAATTAATTACACCTTTGAAAATAATACGAAACTTCTTTGAAGATGAACAAGGTGGTGCAGAACAAATTGCTTTAATGGGATGGATTCCTTTTACTGGAGATAAAACCTTTTTTGTACAAAAGGGACACATTTTAAATATCTCTAACTTAGATGAAATTTATGTAGCAGATTACGAAGCCCTTGTAGATAAGATTTATAACTACAAAGAAAGATTAGAACAAGCGAAAAAAGATATTTCTGAGTCGGGAGTAACACCGATTGATATGCTTGAATATCTAGAAGCAAGAGATAGAAATAAGATTAATTGATTTCAAAAGAGGACACACCTATTATACAATGGTGATGTTTATTTGTCAAGTAATTTCTTACATTATGGAGAAAAAAATTTATGCCTAAACGAGATAAAAATAGCCGACATTATGTCGATAATAAGGAGTTTCTGGTAAACATTACAGAATACCGTGAAACTGTACTTGCCGCAAAAGAAGATAAAAGTAGGTACGATCCAGAGGCTGAAGAATGGATAGGAGAAAAGCCCAGAGTAACAAATTACTTGGGTGAATGTTTTGTTAAGATCGCAAATCATCTTGCATACAAATCTAATTTTGTGAATTATACTTTCAGAGATGAAATGATTCTAGATGGTATTGAAAATTGCATTACTTATATTGATAACTTCAATCCCGCAAAATCTAAAAATCCCTTTGCGTATTTCACGCAAATTACCTACTATGCTTTTATTCGCAGAATTCAGAAAGAGAAGAGACAACTTGAAACTAAGTTAAAGTATATTCAGAATTCTGATATAGACGAAGTATTAGCACAGGAACATGATGGTGATACACATACGAATGAATACTTGCAGTATATTAGAAAGCAAGTAGACGAAGCACAGAAACATCATGAGGATTACAAAAACGAGAACGCCAAGATGCCTAAGCGTAGACCTAAGTATCTAGACGATAAGCAAGCAATGGAGATGGCTAAGGAAAAAATTCCTGCATTGAAAGAAAGTTCTTGACATTTTCCTCGATTTTTGTTATGATGGTCAAATTAACTTGAAAAAGAGGCAATAAATGGGTTCTCCTACACATCCTAAACAGTCTCATGTGATGATAGATATAGAAACTTTATCTACATGTAACAACGCATGTATTCTTTCTATAGGGGCTGTTTTGTTCAATGTCAAAGAAGGCATATTAGACACATTCTATCGAAATGTAGATGCTCAGACTTGTAAAGATGTGGGTCTGGTGATATCTAAAGATACAGTCGAATGGTGGGCAAAGCAAGATCATGCGGCTGTTGCGGCTTTGATGAAAGATCAAAAGCCCATAAAAGAAGTTCTTCAAGATTTCAATAAGTGGTTAGATGGAGAAAGAATCATGCCATGGGGCAATGGTTCTTCTTTTGACATTACTATAATGGAATCTGCATTTCAGGCAACAGGCGTTAGTGTACCATGGTTTCATTGGGATATCATGTGTTTCCGTACTGTGATGAATTTGATGGGTATAAGTAATAAAGATATACGCTCAGCCGAAGATGACATTCATCATCACGCATTGGATGATGCACTAAGTCAAACAAAAACTTTACTAAAAATCTTACGCACATGAAAATAGCATTAGTTACTGATACACACTTTGGTGCAAGAAGTGACTCTCTTGCCTTTGATAACTTTTTTCGCAAATTTTATAGCGAGTTCTTTTTTCCTGAGATAGAAAAGAGAGGAATAAAAACAATATTGCATTTAGGTGATGTTTTCGACAGACGAAAATATATAAATTATAATACACTTAAATCTTGCAAAGAGTATTTTTTTGATAAAGCACAGAGTCTAGGGATAGATGTGCATATGATTCCTGGTAATCATGATACTTATTTTAAAAATACAAATGAAGTTAATTCACCAGAATTGCTTCTAAGGGAGTATGACAATGTTCAAATTTATCCCGATGTTACTGAACTGGAATTTGATAAGAGAAAAATTCTTTTCGTCCCTTGGATTTGTAATGAGAATTATCATGAGACCATGGAAAAAATCGCATCTACAGATGCATCAGTCTGTTTTGGACACTTTGAGTTTTCTGGTTTTCAAATGTATCGAGGTATTGCTAACGATCATGGAATGGACATTGATCCGTTTAGCAATTTTGATTTGGTTTGCTCTGGTCACTTTCATCACCGTTCTAGTAATGGTAATATTTTGTATCTTGGTAATCCTTATGAAATTACATGGAATGATTATGATGACCCTCGAGGGTTTAACATCTATAATACGGAGGATAACTTAGTTGAACATATTCAAAACCCTTTCAAAATATTTCACAAATTTTATTATGATGACACATCTGATTCCTTCAGAAGCGATCTTGATAATTTCGATTATAATATTATTGCTAATACCTGCGTAAAGGTAATTGTTGTAAGAAAGAATGATTTTTCTTACTTTGATAGTTTTATTGATAAACTCTATCAATGTAATCTAATAGAGTTAAAAATCATAGAAGACTTTTCAGAGTTTGAAGATGAAGCAGTTGGAGAGATTGAAGTTAATCCAGAAGATACTCTAACGCTATTGAATGATTACATCGACAGTATATCTACTGAATTAGATACTAATAGATTAAAAACTGTTATGCGAACACTTTATGTAGAAGCACAAAACTACGGATCTTAAATGTTAAAATATTTAGTTGCATCTGGGTGTTCATTCACCTGTGAAAATTTATGGTTGAGTGATGATGAATATCAAACAACTTGGGTGACACCTCTCGCTAAGTCTCTAAATGTTCAGAGATTAAATATGGGATTAGGCTCTCAGAGTAACGGTCTTATCATGCGAAAAGCAATGTGGGCAGTTAGTGATTTGTTGAAACATGATCATGTTAGTTCTAAAAACATTCTTGCTGTTATCATGTGGACAGGTCCCTCTAGAATGGAGTGGTTCGATGAAGATGGTGAACAGTTACCTAATACTGATAATTGGATGCGACTACGAAATCCTGAAACATTTGTTCCTGATGCAACTGGTGGTTGGGTAATAGGAAATCATCACTGGGAAGAACAGCGATCTAAAGTTTGGTATCAGAATTATCAGAATCCAACTTATGATATCATAAGAACATATGAGCATATTCTTAATCTGCAAAATTTCTTTGATATTAATAATATTAAGTATGTGATGACAACATATACTGCTAATGCTTTAAACAATTATGGTGATAATTTGGGCAATTGGCAAGGATATGATACTGCTTCTAATATTTCATGGATGAATGACATGATAGATTGGTCTCATTGGCCACAGATTACAGGTGAAGCAGATTGGTTACTAAAGAACTATGATAAGTATGATGTATTCAGAGCAAATGAGATAACAAATCATCCGAATCAATATTGGCATCCTAGTCCACATGGACACAAATTGTTTTCTGATAAGGTGCTGTTGCCTTTTATAAGGAATTTATATGATACACTTTGAGAAGTTAAGATGGAAAAATTTTCTATCTACTGGTAATGCTTTTACTGAGGTAGATTTTAAAAGACATCCTAACACATTAGTAATTGGTGAAAACGGTAGTGGAAAATCTACACTATTAGATGCTTTATGTTATTCATTATTTGATAAAGCATTTAGGGCAATCAATAAACCACAATTAATTAATTCTATAAATCAGAAGGAATTATTAGTTGAGATAGAATTCAGAATAGGCAAAAAAGAATATCTCGTTAGAAGAGGTAGAGCACCCAATATATTTGAGATATATTGTGATGCTGTTTTAGTTGATCAAGATGCCGCTACTAAAGATATGCAGAAGTATCTTGAAGAGAGTATTCTCAAATTAAATTACAAATCATTCACTCAGATAGTTATTCTTGGTAGTGCTTCATTTACACCTTTTATGCAATTACCAGCGGGACAGAGAAGAACAATTATCGAAGACATCTTAGACATTCAAATTTTTACTGTAATGAATCAGGTGTTAAAAGAACAAACTAATGCCTTGAAAGACACAATACGAGATTTAGATACTCAGTTGGAAGTGGGTCAACAAAAAGCAAAAATACAAGAGCAGTATATTCAGACTCTTGAGGAAAATAAAAAGAACAAAATAGATGAAATCGAATTAAAAATAGGAGAGATGAATGAGAACATACAGTCGCTTGAAAAAGATAAGGAATCACTCAGCGAGAAGAAGAATTTACTTAATGACCCGCAAGAAAGAAAAAGAAAACTTGAAAAGTTCTCAGAAAAATTCAAAGAGCAATTAAAGAAGATCAAAAAAGAGTTAGAATTCTATGAAAATCATGATGATTGTCCTACATGTAAACAGGGTATACCACATGACTTTAAAGAAGAAATAAAGTTAAAGAGAACAGACAAAGCCACAGAACTTGAAGAAGGAAAACAAAAACTCGAAAAAGAGTATGAAGAAGTTGAAACTTTAGTAGAAGAATACCTTAAGTTGAGCGATGAAATACTTTCAGTGAGCAATGACATTATTACTAATGAGAGATTTCTTCAGAGATTAACACTAGAGAAAAGTGAAGCAGAAAAAAATGTTGGTGATATAGATGAAGAGAAGTCTAAATTACAAACAATGGTAAAAGAAGGTCTTGCTACAGGAAAAGAAAAGTCTGTAAGAAATGAAGAATTACAATATCAAAATATTGCTTCATCTCTATTGAAAGATACGGGAATAAAAACTCGGGTGATAAAGAAATATCTTCCAGTAATTAATCAATTGGTTAATAAATATTTGGCTGCCATGGACTTTTTTGTTCATTTTGATTTGGATGAAAAGTTTAGCGAAACGATTAAGTCTAGACATAGAGATAGATTTAGTTATGCGTCCTTCAGTGAAGGCGAGAAACAAAGAATTGATTTAGCGTTATTGTTTACATGGCGAACAATAGCAAAGATGAAAAATAGTGCCGCAACTAATCTACTTGTACTTGATGAGGTGTTTGATAGTTCACTAGATACGAATGGTATTGACTATGTAATGTCTTTAATACAAACTATAGGCGATGATGCAAATGTGTTTGTAATAAGTCATAAGGGAGATCAGTTATTCGATAAGTTTAGGGGTGTTATTAAGTTTGAAAAAAGGCAGAATTATTCGGTAATGATATGAGCGAAAATATAAATATAGATGGTACAGAAGTACCTGTTGTGTACTTAGAAGATTTGAAATTGATTCCGTGGAATGATCCTAGATTGGCTAGACCACCATCGTTATTTGACTTTGAAAATCCACAGAATGATCCTTTGTTATTTCACAAGCACATGCACAGAACTATGGTTGATCTGGGTGGTGTTGGATTATCTGCTAATCAAGTTGGAATGGACATGCGTTTCTTTACTATGGGTATACAGAGTCCAAAGACAGGAGAGATTTTTACTAGAACATGTTTTAATCCTGAATTGTTAGGAGTCAGTGAAGAAGAAGAACTTGCAGACGAAGGATGTCTTAGTCTACCTGGATTAGTATTGAAAGTTAAGAGACCAAAAGAATGTGATTTGAGATACACGAATGAGCATGGTGAAGAAAAGACAGAACACTTTATGGGCATTGCCGCTAGAGTAGTCTTACATGAATATGATCACATGTTAGGTGTTAATTTTATGACAAGAGTTTCAAAATTGAAATTGGAAAGGGCTTTTAAAAAACTTAATAAGAAATCGAGGCAAATTAAAAGGGACATAGAAAATGGCGTACTCAGACAAGGTTCTTGATCATTATGAGAATCCAAGAAATGTTGGTAAGTGGGATCCTAAGACTGATGGTGTAGGTACTGGTATGGTTGGAGCACCTGCTTGTGGAGATGTGATGAGACTCCAAATAAAAGTCGAAGATAATATAATTAAAGATGCGAAATTTAAAACATACGGTTGCGGTTCTGCAATAGCATCATCTTCATTATTAACTGAATGGGTAAAAGAC